ATTTTTAAAAGTAGCTGGAGTTACAGTTACTTCTCCTGTACCAATATTAGCTAATGTTTTAGTTTCTCCAACAAATGTACCATTAGCTAAACTAACTCCTGTTAAAGCTCCTCCAGCTTCGAAGATAGTCAATGGCCGTTGAAGGTTGATCGCGGTGTTACTTGAAATCGTTTCAGAGCGATATCTTATACCGCTTTGTATATGAACTAATCCGCTATTCTTACCTGAAATACCTATACCCACATTAGCGTCTGTACCTAATCCAGCTAATTGAGGAATACCATTTGTAGCTGCATTTGATACTTGTATATGATTAACTGCACTAGATGAAGGCGTTATTTCAAATACTTCAGCTCCGTTAACATCGTTTACTACTCCTGTAATAGTAGGATTAGTTAAGACGGGAGTTGTAAGTGTTTTATTTGTTAATGTCTGGGTATGAGCATTAAATGTAAACTCATCGTTAGTTGTTAATAATGGTAATGTAATAGTTCTATCTGCAGCTAACTCACTTACTGCTACAACATACTGATGATCTGCACTCGTATCATTAATTTGAGGTGTAGTCAGTACTGGAGATGTTATTGTTTTATTTGTAAGCGTTTGCGTAGCTTCGTTTAAAGTAATTATGCCTCCAACGCCTGGTAACCTTATTGTGGACTTAGAAGATCCTTCTACAAAGCCTAGAACAGTATTGTGAGTTAGACCGTTATAAAGAACGCCACTATCAGTCAGAGATACTTTGTTTGTTATTTGTGCACTGTCACCGAGAAGTGTGTATAATTCTCTAAAATTATCATTAATCTTACCAGACGCTGAACGAAGAGTATCTCCTGTTCCGTCATTGGCTGTAGTGCCTCTATTAATATTCTGTCGTGCCATTGCTAAATCCGTTTCTAGGGTTAGTAATATTTATAATGGTTTTTAAGCTGAATCTGAATCATACCAAGTATATTTAACTTCATCCATAGTATCAAACATTGCTCTATCTTGAGACATATCAGCAACATTTGTAGATGAATCACCATCCAATGTTGGAGAGCTCGTACCAATAAGCTCGCTAATTGATCTGTAGTTCTGATTAATCTCATCGATAGAAATATTCTGTATCTCTTCAACAGATCCTGGAAGATCAATTCTGAGCTTACCGTAAGTACCTCTTCCATCAGAATCAACTTCACCTGTAAGATCAGTAACCATGTGTCCAAAGGTAAACAAGGCTTCCCCTTGAATAACTCTATCCACCTGAGCAGGTATAAAGTCTGGCATAATACCTAAGGTTAAAGAACTAGAAGTTTCAATACTAACCTGACCTCCAAAGTACATACCTGCAGGGTGGACAAATAGCTTATAAGCTTCTGCCCATTCTGATGTAGGTAGATCTGCTTTTATTAATATAGCAAATACTTGATATAATTTATCATCTGTTAAATATTTTTGAGACTCAGATCCAATTTGAGATTCTGCTTCTCCTACTATAAATCTATCTTCTTTTGTATATCTTACATCTGGAGATATTCCGAAAAACATTCTGAAGAATTGTTGTATTGAATATAAAGAGCCTTTAGACCTATAAAGATTATTTGAAAATTTTGCTGCAGCTCTTTTATTTTGAAACCCTTCAAAGTAAGATTGTCCTAGTAAAAGCTCATCTTCTAAGTAAGATAGTAAAGAGACATCATTAGCTGTTATATCTCTGGATGTAATAATATCATGTACTAAAGTTGCAGGAGATTGATCTGAATCTTCAAATTGGTTATATGCTTGAAGTAATTTTATTAGTTTAGGATAATCAGACTTAAAGTAGTCAGGAAGCACCTGGTCTACTTTATGATGATCAGTGTACCTATAATCTCTACGAAAATTATCTTTTAACGTGTAATCTCTAGCCATGTTAACCTACGTTGAAGTTACAGGTACTGCAGTTGCAAATGACTGTGATAGATCAAAATCAAGAATATCTTCTCTTAATGGTGATACAGCACTTTGATTTGCTGGCAATACACTAATTTTTATATTGTTTACTCCTCCTATAATAGCATTAGGAATAAATCCATTTATAGTAAGAGTACCTGCTGCAGAGTTAAAACTACCCGCATTATCTACAACAACAGAGTTTCCATCTAAAGATACAATCTGTAGTTTATTAGAGCTTAGTTGATTTTTAAAGCTACATGAAATACCATTTACTGCAAATGCTGTACTTCCTACTATATAATCTACATCATCTGGTACTGCTATAGATGCAGGAAATCTGAGAACAATATTATTCTGTTGACCAAGAAGTGGAGTAATTCGTTGTTGCATTTTAACTGTAATTCTAGAAGAAAGAACAGCAGGAGAAATTTCATCGATTAGAGTTAGAAGGTTTGAACGTCTAAATGATTGTCCAAACTTTCCTAGATTATTATTAAAGTAATTCGTTACAACTGTATTAACATTGTCTGTAATAGTATTAAGAGATAGAGTAGTAAGCTTATTATTAAATTGAAAAAATGTACCAGTTTCTATAAATGTTTTTACAGGGTCCACAAATCTTAATCTAAAAGATACTACTGATAGTTGATCAACTAACTCTTGAATGCTATTTTTAGTAGTAGTCTGAGTAGATGTAGGTACATCATCTTCAAATACTATTGACATAAACACAGCGCCAAATTCTGGCTTTAGAGCTTCTTCTCCTCCGTAAGCTTTAATATCTTTTATGAGAGTAGAAAAATTACGAAGAACTAAAGAGGAATAATCATCAGAAGTTACCATTCTATTTTGTGATGCATATTGAAAAGGAGCATTCGTTCTGATTGATTGATCAGTCTCTTTTACATCCCCTCCTAGAGAGTTGGTTACAGTAGTTGCTATAATTGGATAATTTGTTCCTTGACCTACATTTGTACCTCCTACGTTCACTGTAGATATGGATGAGAATGTAGTTCCTTCATTAGCATCACTACCTGTAACTGATAAGTAGTCTACTTCTATCTTGTATCCGGCTTTAGGGGTGACTCCAAATGTATTACCATCTCCAAAAGATAACTCAAAGAATCCATTAGGAGATTCTTTAATTATATAAATTGCAGTTTGAGAGTTAATAAGAGTAGCGTTTTTAATATTTGTATATGTAGTAAAATCTACTGAAGTAGGACTCTCATATACTCTAACAATAACTGTATCAATGTCTAAATTTTTATCTGGAATAATATAAAGAGCGTCTTGAGATATAGCATCAGCAACAAAGGTTTTTGTTTTCTGTGAGCCTTCAAAGATTGTAATATTAGATGATCCGGATGCTGTTTGAAATCTATATATACCTGATCCATCATCAACTGCACTTACTGTTTCTCTAGTTTGAAATGTAAAGCTTACATCATCTATAGAGCTGTTAAATAGTAATCCTGGTGTTAACGATACGATAGAAGGTCTGTTAGATAAAGTAGATAAATTAATAGAAAAATTTACTACTGCTCTTGAGGCAGTCATAGATTTAGGTATATATCCAATACCTTCAGCTAACGACACGAGAGAGCTTCTCAGCTGTGCTGTCCCAAGGAATGACTCGTTCAATGCGAAGTTAGCGATAAGGCCATTGTAGTGAGTATTATAAGCTAGGACATCAAGTATATTAGAAAGACCTGAAGCTTCGAAATTATAATCAGCAAACTCATCTTGCTGAGCCAAGAACGTCTTTAAATTATTTTTTATAGACGTAAAATCTAAGTTGGTTGACTTAATTGTTGTTGCCATTATCTCAGCCTCGATAGGTTCGTAGTGAATGTTACTATTTCTTGTGTGCTAATTATTTTAAAAACTACAGATACTCTCATATCGTTTTGATCTGGAAGAACATTAACACTTATATCTTCTATGGTTACTCTCGGTTCGTAAAATTGAATAGCGTTTATAATATTTTCTCTTACTTCTTCTTGCGTTTCCTCATCTGCTAACTCAAATAACAAACCTCTTAGATTAGCACCAAAAAAAGGTTGAAATGGCTTTTCATAAAAATCTGTTAGTAACAAGTTTTTTACAGCTTGCTTTACTGCAGCTGCATCTCTCTTCTTGTAAACATCTCCAACTGGACGTTTATTAAAGGTAAGATCAATATCTAAATAATCTACAGATCGAGTAGATACAAGCGAAGTCTTTTGCAGATTGCCATCTTCTGTAGATAATACTTTTCTTATAGCCATTTTAATTCCAAATAATTTATCTTTATTTATATGTTAAATTAGAGTGTTTGCTATAGCAATGTAAGACTCAGGAGTTAAAGACTTTCCATCTAACCCAAGAGTATATTCGCTGGCATTTAAGTCAATAATTCTTACATTATGTCCAAATCTTGTACTTTGCTGAGAAAGTTCTGAAAGTATAGTAGCTCTTACTGCCTTTTGTCTATCTACATTACCTTGAGTAGTTAGAGGAGGAAGTAAATATGTTACAACATGTCTCTTATTTGCAGCGGTTCCTACAATTTTGGCTACAGATCTTGCTATATCAAAAGGCTCATCTGTAGTAGTTACAGCATCATTGTAACCAGTAGATATTACTACGTTTGATTCCTTTTTAATTTTTCGTAAGTTTTTAAATATTTCATTATTTCTAGCAAGTCTACTATCTTGTGCATAAGACTGCCATGGTGCTCCTCCATAAGCTCTAAGTAGCCTAGCATGAAAATCACCTAATGTAAAGTAACCTTCAACTTCATCAGGAACGTCAGCTGGAAATTCTACTTTACTTATCGGAGATTCTGTAACCTCAATCAACTGACCACTAGCTAGTAAAGTATTGTTAAACTGAGTTTCACTAGTACCTTTAAAATTAACATCGTAGTTAATTGGTATTTCAGGTGTCTGTATAATAATTTGAGCGTTAAGAGTGTCTTCTTGATTAGTGTCATAATCTAAAATAATCTTATCAAAAAAATCAAGGTATATTTTTATATACCTAATTAATTCAAAAGTTTTATCAATATCCATTTTTTTATTTCGTCTTAACTCATACACTATACTTCGACCTGTAGTAGCTAAGTAGTTTGGATTAGTATCATTTTCTGTTATTTTCTCTTCTGGATCAGCTTTATATAACCCTTCTACAACTACTAGTTTATGAGAAGCGAATTTTTTATTATTACTAATACTTTTTAGTATTTGAGCATGTGGTAGAAGGTTTCTAGCAATCTGTTTACGTTGCTCTTGATCTGTAATGTGATCTAGTGTAATGTTTTTTAGAAATGTTCCTACTGATATACCATCATTTAAAGCAGTAGTTGCAGATATACTGTTAAGGTTCTCTGGTAAAAAACGTAAGTCAGGAAGATAATTTGGTCTGGACATTACACTTTAATCCTTTTAGCTGTGAGAGCAGAAGAAGGACTTCCTAGAGGAGTTTGACCTTGTATTACTGTAGAGGAAATATCTTCTACTGTTGATATATTAGGAGGGGTGGTATTAGCGTACTCAGGAGAAAGCTTACCCTGTGAAATCATAAGAGATATAAACTCTGAATTATTTCTGTGAGCTGGATCTCTTAGTTTTCTTCTTACTTCTTCCGGAGATATTTCTTTATTAGAGACTCCAGCAGTCTTTACAGATAAGTTAATATTGTTTTTCATTATATCACTAGGATCTACTTTAACCTTTTTAGCTCCTTTAGTGCTTTTTGTTCTATAGTCAGCTAAGAGAGTAGATGTAGGTTTAGCAGTTGCTGTTGTATCAGTTGGTGTATTTGTAATTGAACCGCGTACACCTACACTACCTGTATATGTAGATGGAGCAGCACTACCATCTGGATAAGATTGATGTTCTGATGTAGCAGCAACATCAGCAGTACCATCCAGATCGCCGTGGAACGTTGGTGCGGTTACACCAGCTGTAAAAGTGCCAGACACTCCATAGATATTCTTTACATAAGCAATTATATTTTCACCACCTATCGTACCTGTATCTCCAAATACAGATAAGTTATCAGCAGCTATGTTAGCTTCTGCAGAGGTAAGTACAATCTCTTGTTCTGCAGTCATAGTTAGTATACCTGATACTGCTTTTACATCATCACCTTCTACAAATAAATTATTAATACCTTTTACTACAGTAGTAAGACCTTCTAGGTATTGATTAGCGCCAGCTCCTGTAACGATGCTAGTTTGATTGCCATCTACAGTCTTTATATCATCTCCAGATATAGAAGTTTCTACTGGACCTCTTACTACTTCTGTTTTCTTAGAAGAATTAACATTAAACTCTCCTCCAACATTAATATCTAAATTACCTGAAACATCTAAGGTTAAGTTACCTTCAAATGTCATGGTACCATTCTTTACTTCAAGAAAGTAATCTTCATTTGCTTTATCTATTCTTCTTTTACCTGAAATAATAATACTACCATCAGGTCCTATATTAATACCGGTACCAGATTTATGGCGCAGCATTATTCTCTCATTACCTGGAGTATCATTATACTCTACTGTATGCCCTCCTGGGGTGTTAAAGGCTTGAACTTTACCATATTCGTTATTAGTACCTTGAATGGTATCATCCGGAACATCTGCACCATATAGATCAATCTGCTTACCACCATTATTTGTTACAGGTTCTCCTTCTCCTCCTGGTATAGGATGTATACCTCTAGGATCATTATACCCGTCTGTGATTATACCTTGAGTTTGAGTTCTACCGCTACCTAAGGTATTACTTCTTTCTAATAAACTTTCTACATTCTTAACAGACATTATATGCTCCCTTGAGCTGCAGCAATTAGTTGTTTAGTTGAGAATGATCTAGCCGCGCTTCCCTTATTAACCTTTTTAAAAGATTCTATAATTGAGGCTATAGGAACTCCAACTTCTACTTCTGATTCACCTATATCTAGCTGTGCGTCAAATATTTGACCTCCAGGCCAAACCTCGTAAAAAGTTTCAGCTATCATTCTTACTGTCTCCCCTTGCTTAACTGTAGCTGATGTATCTTTTATATGTGGTACAACTATGGCAATAGAGTAGTCTGTATGAGTATCTGAATGATCTCCAGCTTTAAAAATGGTTCGACCTTTTTGTAAATTACCATTAGGTAACACTACATAGTGAAAAGGCATTCCATCAGATCCAGCTTCTACATAAGTTTTATGTATATCATTAGCTGTTAATACTTGATTGGCTGTCATTTCATGTCCATAAAATACTAACTCTGTAATCTCTCTAGTACATTTCAAAAACTCTACGTTTAAATACTCTTGAGTAGAAATCATTTCAAAAAAGACATCTGGAGTTTTAGCTCCTTTCCATTCATTAGCTTTACTTGTAACATCTAGTACTTCAGTAGTTGCTTCTCCTTTTAACGGACTCTCTACTTGACTTGCTATATTTTCAGGTACTTGATCTAAAGCTTTTTCTACTGTCTCTGGTGGTAATTTGGTTGTCTTAACCACATCGTCTACAGCTTGACTCTTATCTCCAGCTAAAACTTTCTTCAATACTTCAGGAGATTGTTCTGGGGTAACTCCTAAATTCTCTATAATACTTAGTGATGTATTATCTACAGATAGAAAAACATCTTGTAATAGATTACCAGTTTTAGATCCTAGAAGGTTAGAAAATGCCGATGTAAAAGCACCTATAGAGCTAGAAAAATCCCCAGCAAAAGATGCAAAATCTTTACTAACTAAATCACCAACTTGAGACGAGTATTGAGAGGGTAAAATATTTGTAAGTATACCATTAAGCTGACTATCAGAAGGAGTTGCAATTGCTCCTATAGCGGTCTTTACTCCTTCAGCTGTAGGGTTAGTAATAACAGCATCTAAAAATCCATCTGCTACAGCTGCCCCAGTTATAGCGTTTAGAGCTGTTTGTGACGAACTTACATCTTTAACTACCTGACTTTGTAGTCCAGGTAGGTTTTCGGTTAGAATAGCCATTCCCTTTTTAGGATCGGAAGCTGTATTTAAGGCTTGAACCCCACTAATAGTTTCATTTAATGTCCCCCCTAAACTTGAGGAGTTTAAAGCTTGTATAGAAGACGCAATATTAGAAGTGGAAGATACTAAGTCGGAAAATCCAGATGATATACCTAAACTTTTTAACTTATTATTAATTAAATTTAAACTTGTCATTATCCACTAAACTCCGTATATACTGCTTTTGAGTCGGCTAGTCTTTGGAGGTATTCTTGCTTATAAGATTTTAATGCAAGACTTTGTCCTGAACGTCTCTTCTCATAAGTTTTAATCCCACCTGCTCTTATGTATGTTCTGTAGTTACTTACATCAGCTCTCTCCCTCATAAAGTCAACAGAGGTCTGAGGGTTCTCATATTGAGAGAATACTGTTTCAGTAGCTGACTCCAGAGTCTGATCATCTTTTAAATAAGAAAATACAAATGACATACTACCTTCTAATTCATGAGTAACAAAAGATAATTGCAAAGCTAAGCTTCCAACATATGCGTTGTGTTTAAGAGCATACTCTTCTAGCGGAACTCTTCTTCTTTTTCCAGTCCATTGAGCTAGTCCATACCCCCCTCTACTACCTGACACAGCAGGTTGATCTTCATTAGTATTAGGTTCCAACCTAGGACCAGCCTCGTGCATAAAATTACCTACAAAAGCTGCAGCTATAAATCCAGGGTTATTATGACCTCTTTTTTGAAAGTATCCTTTAAGGTAATTAAAGATCTGCTCTTTTCTACCACTACCTACTAGCTCTATATTAATATCACCTGAACCAGCAGTCAGTCCGTTTAACTCATTAGCCTGATCTTGATCTAAGAACTGCCCATTAGGTCTCGCTCCTGCTTCTTCTAATCTTAACCTCATTGCCTGACTAATCTGATCTCCTACTAGGTACTGATAAGATTCAGATGATTGAGTGGTTGGTACATAAGTATCTTCAGGGCCATCAAATGCAACTCTAAAAGCAGGGTTATGAGGTATAGAACCTATAACTAAAGGAGTTTGAGAATGTTGTCCATCCATAAAAATACCAAACACCTGAGCTCCAACCTGAATACCTATTGGCTGTGTTACCTGAGATGTACCTCCATCTGTTACAGGAAGCACAACATTAGCCCATGGTAGATCTGTATCTGCAATAAGATCTGTGCGATTATTATGAATGCCAAATATTCTTACTCGCACTCTACCTAATCTATCAGGATCATCTATTGATCGAATGACTCCTATAAACCATCTCGTATCATCCCCGTAATATTCTGTATTAATAGTTCTCATTTGGTTTTATCCGTAAGCTTTACAATGTCCATAATTGTATCATGAATACCTTCTGTAAATTTATGTCTAGTTCTATAAATAAGAAATTTTCCAGACTTGTCTTTATCTAGTTGATTACTTCCTTTACTAACCATAGTTGATTCAGGATAATGAACTTGAATGTTTGTCCCTACTCCTATACCATCACTAGCCAAATAAGGTATGCCTGTTACATTAATCTGATACACATTGTTCATTAAGATTGCTCTTAATGAAGCTGATTTAATTTTTAACTTGTAAAGAGCGGATTGTTTGGGTTCATCATGATAACCCGCTAACGGAGTTTTACCGTCTTCTTCATAATGCTGTCTCGAAGTTACAATACTACTAAAAATCTTAGAAGGAAATGATGAAATGTTTATCTCTCTCTTCTCTGTAGGTCCCATCATTAAAGTGTTATCATACCCTAGAGAGGATTCAATATCTGCTCCTGTGTCTATACTCTGTACAAATTTATTTAGAGTTTCATTAGCACTATGAAAGCTCTCTGCAGAAGTAGTTCCTGAAGTTAAATCATGAACGTTAAAATGACTACCAATTGCTCCTCCTTCAGCTAACCTCAATGTGCTTTCAACACTTGTAGCTGTAAAACTTTTTATATGAAATAACTCTTTTCTAAGTCTATCCGGAGAATTAGATGATCCAGGATCTGTAATAGCAGCTGCTTGGGAAAAAGTATAGGCATCTTCTTTATTCCAAGCATCTTCTCTCATTAGAGTATCTAAATCGTTCATGACAAGGTTATCATTACGAAGGGTAGAGTATAAAAAATACGGACTACCATTAGAGTATGCCATTCGATCTCTTAACCAATCAGCAGCTTCTAAAGGTTTCCAGTATGGGATGTTAACTCTCATTGGACTTTGCTGAGAAGAATTTCGGCTAAAGAAAAATATTTCTTTATTAAGCTCTGATTTTAAAATGTTTGATATAATTAACTCAGGGTGACCTTTATAAGACTTACTTATTTTTTGTATATTAGAAAGATAAGCATGTTCCTCTAACAGAGTTACAGTATGCACTTCTGTTTTATCATTAACAGACTTATTAGAAGCTAATCCTGTTATCATAAAGTTTTTTAAAAATAGTTTAGAGGACTCTTTAGCCTGTAATCCTATCTGTATTTTTTCACTACCTTTAATTCCAAATTTACTTTTTAGTTTAGTATCATCTACAAAGGTCATAGATGCAGTTAGATAGGGACGCTCTAAACTTTCATATATGTTAAGTTCAGCTACAGATCCTCTTATATCAATCGGTTTAGAGTTGGGGTTATTATTTTGACTGAATTCAGGAAACCTATCAGTATAGAATAATACTCTCTCTATAATATATTGGCTTTGAGCGTTTGACATTATTATTCTCTCAAGAGTCTAAAATAATCATTTACAATTGTATCAATTACTTTTGGTTTAATAACAATAATCTCTTTAAGCTTATCATTATAGTTTATGTTATCTTCTAAAATAGTTACTGGAGTTAACCCTGAAGTGTTTTGATTAAAAGTGTCAATATCTACAATATCCCCGCTAGAGTTTTTATAATATAACACAGAATTATATTGCTCTGATTCACCTATAGCTGTTATAACATTAACCGCTTGCTCTTCTGCAGTAGCACCAGCCGCAATCTGCTCTGTTGCTCCAAAGTTATCTTTATTACCGTTAACATCCACAGTATCTGATGCAATAACTAACTGACCTAAATCTAAGTTACGCTCTACTATTTTGCCTGTAGTTCCAGATGTTTTCCCTATAACTGGAACACCAGGTAAAAAGAAAGAGGCAATATTACCTTCTGTAACTACTGTTCGGTGAGGAAATCTTTTCTTAACTAGCTCTCTCATCTCTCTTTCTGGGAGAGGCCAACCTGATTCTTTTAATTTATCATTCATTAAGAAAAAAGTCCAATGATAATCTGTAGTATCATAAAGCTTTTGAGATACAGTATCTGGTCTATCTCCATCAAGGATAGTATACTTTTCATAAAAAGCAACTTCTTGCTTCACCTGGTCAATAATATCAACATATGCAGAAATGTTGTTAAATAATATATCAGGTTCATTATCTCCGAAATTATAATCTACTACTGGAAATTTATTGAAATAAGACATTAGTAACCTTCCTTAATAAGATCTCTATGCAGAGTGCTTGATTCTACAAAGGACATTGCAATGTCTACTTCAGAGAAGTCACCTCCTTCAAGAAAGCCCATGCTACTTGAATTGTATGTAGCAGAAAAACTCTTTATGTAAGAAGGTAATATCTTTGTAGCGAGATGGTCTTTTTTATTAGTATATGTCATAGTTATTTCAAACACGTTTGGAAATTTATAACCAGCGTTAATATCTCCAAGAGGTATGACCTCTGGATAAAGGTTAGTTCTAAAAAAGTCAATAATACCTTTTATCTCTTTAGTTTCATCTTTAGATGTTGGAATCATTTTAAAGTTAAATGTAAATTCTCTTAATGGGACACTTTTAAATAAAGCTCTAGTATTGGGATTAACTGCCACTCTAGTAGCAGAAGATACTGCACCTCTTACTTGATCTGATGGTATTAGTTTAGCAGCTCTGTTTACTGCAAGTCTTGCTACATCTTGCGATAAAGGAGATCTTCCTGTAATAGCATCTACAATAGATCCAACAGACCCGGCTACATTACTCATAAGAGAAGGTAAAAGAGCTCCTCCTTGCTGCAATCCTGCTTGAGTACCTGCTCCAAGTATACCAAGATCGATATTATCGTATTGAGCTGTATCTGTAATTTGTATAGCCTGAGGTAGATAAAGAATAGCCTTACCTTGGGAACCTCCTTCAAATTGTTGATTGGTACCTGGTACAGTGTCTTTATCAGGATTTGTAGCGTTAAACTCTTTTAACCTTTGAGCTTCTAATCTTCTATCAAAAGATCTAAAATCTTCTTCAGTTTCAATATTCTTTGTAGGAAGACCAGCAGCATCAAACAAGAAGTCTACATCGAATGCTTTTATCTTACGTGCATTAAACGTAACCTTAGCTTCGTACTTTACATCCTCTTTATCTAGAGGGAACTGATGAAGGGTTGCCATATATAATTCCAATAAATAGTAGTTACACTTTTTTTTTTTTTTTTTTTTT